CCCAAAATGCTTTTGCTTGATATGGAGTATTGATAGTAAATAATTGAGCCTTTGCATGAATTCTGTTTTGCTCAGACTCATTCATAGTTGTCCATACTGATTTGTATTCAGCTGGCATAAAACGTAAGTAGTTAGGAAGATCTGCAGCTTGCTTATTAACTACTGCTTCCATGATACTCATTACTTCGTTCTCATTGAACCATACTGATCCATTCAAAGTTTCAACAACTGCTTGCTTAGTTTGAGAATCTAAGTTATAGAAAGCAGAGCGATTTGATTCAGAAAGAACTTTCAAGAAAGGATGCTTGTTTTCCAAAACTTCTTTAGCTGATTTGTTCTTAACTTGAATCAACGCTTCGTCAACTTTAGAAATCAATTGATCTACTTTACTAACTCCATTTAAAAGATTACGACCTTCTGCTGGAGTGAATGATCCGCTATTTAATGATTCTACCACATACTCAGTGTATCCAATAGATTCAGTTAGTTTGTTAGAGATATAGTCAGAATAATCGCGATTCAAATTCAAGTTTTCAGCTAAATATTCAGAATACTCCAATCCTTTATTAGCACCTTCTGCAACATACTCAATGTATTGAATAGACTCATCCAATTCTTTACCTAAGTAGTTTTGATAGTTGATGCTAGTATTCAAATTCTCTTTCAAGTATTCTGAATACTTAATGTTTTGATCAACTTTCTCAGCAACATATTCTTGGTAATTGATGCTTTGATTCAATTTTTCTCCAATGTAGCTAGTGTACTCAATAGAATTATTGGTAGTCTCAGCAACATGCTCAGTATAACGAATTGCTTCGTTCATCTTCTTGCTTAAGTATTCAGTGTAGTTAATTAGACCTTCCATGTTCTCAGCTAAGTAATTAACAAAGCCGGTCAATTTAGAAGAGTCTACATCAGAATTAGAAGATTCAAGCAAAGATTTTTGCTCCTTTAATTCTTTTTTAATACCCTGAATTTGCTGCTTCAGCACTTCAGAATACTGATTCATCTGATCCTTTGTTACGAAATCGGCCATTTGCGATGTATTTTTTTCTTGAGATATGGATGTTTCAAATACAGATTTGAATTCCTTATCTTTTTTATTTATCTTGTACACTTTATAATTATCTGCAAAATTTAAACTTTCGGATACGTCATCCAAGTTATGAGTTTCAACAAATGATCTATTCTTCATAGCGTCATAGCTCTCAGTTATCATCTCAAACTCACTCTTTAGAGACTCGTTCATAGTTTTCTTAAGAACTGCTTGTGTAAAACCAGGCTCACCTACTAAATCGTAAGTAAAGATTCTGTGTAATCTAACTCGTCCTTCTGATAAAACCTCTCCTGCTGATCTTGATGATACTGATAGAGTAACTCCACCGTCTAATAAAGCTTTTGCAATCTTTCCGTTTGGAGTGTTTTCCAAAATTCTTAATTTGATCATCACCTTATTGTCACCATCAAAATACAAATCTTCGATGATATGCGATGCGCTCTTTAGAGTAACATCAAAGTGAGGTGGGTGATCAAGATCTCCAACAAGTTGACCTTTTGAGATTTTCTCCTTTAAATATGAAAGGTGTGGTAGATATTCGTTCTTTTCGTATACTCTACGATTGTTATTCATTTCGCCGAATACTGCGCAAACTCCCTCCAATATCGTGTTGTTTTGAGATCTGCTCTTTACTGCTAAATCTTCTCCAACATTTTCAACGATCAGAACCCAATCGTTTGGCAAGTTTGAATTTAAAGAATTACTCTTCAAAGCCTAAAATTTTTTTATTATTTATTATAGGCTTTTTGTAAAAAATTGTGAGTTTTCCCTATTTACTTAGGAGATCTTTTAGAATTATTAATTCTTCCTCACTTAAACTAGATAAATCTGGGCCAAGTACTTTAAATCTAACTACATAATCTCCTCTTATTCCATCAACTTTCATTATGCCCTGTTGCTTTATTGTTAATTTAAGAGAGCTTAAATTTTTAGCTGAATTGAATTCAGCGTCGTATTGCTTATCAAATATTGTAGATATTCTAACCTTCTCTCCCTTAAGTATTGCCTGATGCAGAGGAATTTCAAGTTCATGCACAACTAATCCATCTTCTAATTTAAGATTAACTGCATTCATCAATTCAATGTGAACATATAGATCACCTGCATGAAATACAGATTCAATATCTCCCCAAATTCCAACTTTACCTATTCTTTCCTCGTGCCCTAATTTTTGAATTCTTACCTTGATTACATTCTTTCCATCTTCTGAAATAATATTAAACTTTTTTTCGCTTAAATTTATTTCGACAGATATCGTCTTTTCTTCCGTTCCAAATGACTGGTCAGGTTGAATAACTCTTCGTGCCACGTCAAATTCTATCTTTGTTCCAAGTAAAGCATCAGCTAGTCCTAAGCTAACGGTATGAACTATATCTAGGTGTTGTGTTTGCTCCTTTACCTTCTTTTCAGTAAAGCCAGAGCCACGTCTAAAGTCTTTTCTAAAGGACTCGTTAGATCTAACGAAATCATCAAATGAAAAATCTGAATTGCGACTTCTTCCATAATTAAATTTAGGTGCATCATGTTCCTTTCTCTTTTTTTCATCCCCTAGTACTGAGTATGCTTCCGCAATTTCCTTAAATTTGTCAGCCGCTCCATCTTCCTTATTTTTATCGGGATGATACTTTACCGCAAGCTTACGATAGGCTTTTTTAATCTCATCAGCCGTTGCTGATTTATTAATGCCGAGTATTTTGTAGTAATCCTTCATAAACTTTTACGATCAAATATTGTATAAGAAAAAACAAATAAGTTTTCTATTATTTATGATAACTCCAAAGAAAGTATACGAATTTTTCGAAGGTAACTTGAAAATGTTAGGTGATGAATTTGGCCTGCTTGCCGATCATCAAAAGGAGCAAGTTTTGTATAGAATGGAAAAATGCAAAGATGATTGCGTTAAATTTCAATACTGCATATATTGCGGATGTGACGTTCCTGGAAAACTATACGTTAAGCGTTCCTGTAACGACGGTGCACGTTTTCCAGATATCATGAATAAGACCGATTGGGAAAAATTCAAAGAAGAAAACAACATTGTCATAAAAAGACTTTGATTACTTACTCACTTTCACTGAACTTGACAATAGCAAAGCTTGTTGAACAGCTGCCGTTGCTACTCCTGGTGAAGGTGGGAATTTAGCGTCAGCTGTTGCTGCAATAATCTGTAAAGCAGCTATTAGCGCTTCTCCAAGAACTGCTGAATTTGTGGGAATCTTTCCTATTTTTACAGAAGATCCATCTGCTACTATCTCAGCGGATGCTACTTCAACTTTACTTGCGCTAGTTATGTTAACTGTACTATTCGAGACTATTTTAATCTCAGATCCTCTAAGTTCGATAGATGATTGCGAATCCGCATGTGAAATAGTTATAGCTTTATCTTGACCTATGCTTATCCTAGATCCCTTTAGTTCAACGATTAGTCCATCTGTCATGTTAAACCATATCTTAAGCTCCTCATCTCCGTCAAATAATATGACATGCGAACCAAAATATTTTCCTTCTTTGTTGAACTCATCCTTAATATCATCAGCTAACTCATGTACTGAGAAAAATTCAGGTGAATACTTATTACCGTTATCGAATCTAACTGCAACTACTGCACCTATTTTTGGAACAGAGACTGCTGCCGATTTACCGTCCTTTCCAAAGTAAGCACTTTTTTGCTTAGGGTACGCCCATGGAAGATCTTGAGTTTCTATTCCTTCATGCAAACCAAATACTCTAATCTTACAACGACCTTCTCTACGAAGATCATTAGCATCTTCGACTATTCCCAAGTACTGCTTATCTAATAGATCGTCAGTGTCCCTTACTTCAATATCGTGATTGTTACTTTCAATCATTACAGTATCTTATATCAATTCTTTTTAAAAGGTTTATTAGTATACTTTTCCACTAGGTGGCGCTTGTCTAGCAGGTGGTGTATCTCCATTAGTTGAATATCCACTTTCGTACGCATCTCCAAGTGATGTTACTCCTCCAAATGAGCCAGTTCCAACAAAATTGGCAGCAGCTGCTAATGCAGGATTTATGAAGCCTCCGATGTTACTTGCTGCTTGCTGTGCAGCTGCTGTAGCTGAATTGATCGCGTTTCCAATTGGAGCAAATCCACTCATAAAAGTTCCAACGTTCTGAACATTTGTTCCAATATTTCTATTACCCCATGGATTTTGAACTGCTGTTTTGCTTGGCATATCGAAGGTTTTAGTTCCATCTCCAAATGAGTTTTCTTCCTCATAGAAACCAATATTTATAGCAAATTTATTAGTTGCTTGCTGAGCTTGGCCTCCGCCTACTGCATTAATGCTAGGTAAACTATCGGAAAAATCAAATTCGCACATTGAACACTTAAATTTAATGTATCCGTACTGATCCATCACATTAGCAAACTGATTTCCAGATCCGGCTAAACTGCTTAATGCTGCTGTGTTTACTCCAGCAAATTGAGCAACTCCTTGAGCAACTCCAGGAAGACGATACCTAAGATTTCTAAATTCTGCAATATAGATGTCCATGTTAAACCATCGCAAGTTATCAGGTACTCTGGCTCTCATATAGAATTTATCATAAATTGAATTTCTATATAGGTCAGCAATTTCAGTTAATCGTAAATCGACTGCCTCTAGAGTGTTTATTTCAAGTCTAACTGGATTTTTCATACTCTTGCTACCTGACTTAGTGTCAGTAGCATTTTTCCAAAGAGAATTCAAACCCTGAATGCTATTAAAATACCAAGGAGCATTGAATGTTAAGTATTTAAGAATTTCCTTAAATGTCTTTAGTGCATTTGCTTGAGGCACATATCCGCGATTGATCAGATAATTCTGTGCGCTATTTGGATCATCATTTGCATCGCCCTTTGCATTTTTGAAGAGTGGGCTTGCATGCAAGAAATAATCAGGTCCTTCGACCGTTGTAAAAGAAGTAGCTTCAAAGTTAAAATCGATAGCGAAAGTCAAGTAAGTAGGTTCATCGAATGGATCCATGAAAACACCCTTTCTGAAGTTATCGGTCTTTGTTCGTATGTTTAAAAAATTATGCATCTATTAAATTATTTATCGGATTGCTTCCACTCACGTCTCATTAAAAAGTATTCAGTATGAAACTTATTTTCCTTTTTCCCCAAGCTATCAAATATGAACTTTGCTCCACCTATGTAATATGCACTACTTAACTGGGTGTCTACGACCTCTGTCATATTATTCTTTTTAGCATCTTCTGAATCTGTTTTTTCAAGTTCAGTATCTTGTCTATTTTTTGAGATATTGTCGTCGACTGATAATTTTATCTCAACCGGCACTTTCATTCCTCTAACTATTTGAAAGTTTATACCATTCACCCTAGCGAAAAGCATTATCTTTCTAAGTTCCTTTAAGTTATGATCGTTCAATAATCTAGCTGCATTCCATTCTCTATGAGTGTTTCCATAGTTGATGTTCATCCACTTCTTTGCTAAGCTTTCTCTAAACTCCTTATTTTCAGGAATTAAAGGAATATTGCCAGATGAATCTGATGTGTAAATTGCATTCATATTAAAGGTGGTAAACTTATTCTTAGATTCAGTTTCTTCCTTAAAATGATCGTAATAATATATTTGCTTCTTATATCCATTCTTCTTCAAAATCCTTC